AGAGAAGAAGGGCTTGATGCTCAACCTCGTTTGTATTACCATGATGAGGTAGCATGGTCTGTTGCTGAGAAAGATTCTGCTCGTGTATTAGAAATTCTAACAGAGTCTTTTGCTGAAGGTCCAAAGCGTGTTGGTGTACAAATCATGGACGGAGAAGGTTCAATTGGGAAAAACTACGCAGACGTTCACTAAGTATCATTTGTATTCTCCAATCTCTAAGCAAGAACTTCAGCAAGAGTATGACACTTTTGCTGAGGCTTGCGAGGTTGCTCGTAATCAACCAGGGATTTGGGAAGTGCATCTAACTGAAACAGTAAGAAAGAAAGCTAATGCTAAAGAATGATTTTATAGACGGCTACAACTATACCTTGCATCCTAAACCAGCTGAGTATAACTTAGCTGAATGGAAGCACATGGTTGCTTGCTATCATACAAATAAAGGGCATATGGTAGTTGATATTAAAAACTATTATAACGAACATACTAATAACAATCCAATGTATGCAGAGATCCTCGGAACCGAGGTAGGAATGGAGGTCCAATGGATTCCAGTAAAAATATAAACATGCTAGTAGACGCTGACTCTATCTTCTTTAAAGTAGCATACAAAGCTACAAGCGAATCTGATTTGCGAAAGAACTATGATTCTTTTTGTCGAAGCATGGAGCAAACTATTAAACAGAAGCTGGCTAATCCGTTTGATGAAGAAGAAACCTTTAATATCTATTACGCTGTTAAAGGTTCGGGTAATTTCCGTAAAGATCTATACCCTGATTACAAAGCTAATCGTCCTACCCTAGACCAAGAGATTAAAGATAAACTAAACTTCTTACATAAGTACGCATTGGATAAGGGTGCAATCCCTGCAGATGGTATGGAAGCTGATGACCTCGTTGCTATCTGGGCATATGAAGCTCGAGAGAATGAGGATCAGTATGTAATTTGTGGTATCGATAAAGATCTCAAACAAATACCAGGTAATCATTATAATTATGGTAAGGATATATGGGAGTTTATCGATGATGATAAAGCGCATTATAACCTTATGATTCAATGTCTTACTGGTGATTCCACCGATGGTATACCAGGGCTTAAAGGTATTGGCCCAAAGAAAGCTGAGAAAATATTAGCAGGTGTTCCTGAACCACGTCGTTGGAATCGGATTCGTGCTGCTTGGCGTGGTCATGGTGGGAGTCTTAAACAATTAGAAGTATCTTACAAACTACTAAGGATGCTAACCTCATGGAAGGAATATGAAGACATTAGAGCACACCTTCAGGGTGAAGCCCCTGTCAGCGAACAACATGACTTACCGGAACAAGTCGATAAAGCAGAGGCAATACATTGATTATCAAAACGAATTACGTGATGAGATCCTTGATATGGAATGGCCATTCGGCGATGACCAAGTGGCATTCTTTATTGTAGCCGGCTTCTCAAATAGAGGAGCAGACTTAGATAACGTACTTAAACCACTCTTCGATACGTACCAAGGTATCTTCGAAGAGTTCAATGATAATAAGGTATATCATGCAGAACTACACAAAACAATTGTCCCCAAAGGAAGAGAGTTTTTATACGTCAGAATTAGAAGAGTATGCGATGAACAAATCAAAGAAGGCACTTCGTATGCAGAAGAAGCAGCAAAGCTCTTCGAGACGTAGACAAATTCGTAAAGCGAAAGAAGAGGAACTCTGGAAGTGACACGCTATAAACAAACAGAATGCCCGAACTGCGATTCATCAGACGCCTTTACCGTATATGATGATGGCGGCTACTGTTTTTCCTGTAACTATTCAACAAAGAAAGTAACTACTGAAATGACTGACTTCGAACCAATCACTTCAACCAATACAAGAATCCAAGTCTCCGAGATTGCAGACCTAAATAGTTTTGCTATGACTAGTCGCGGTATTAGTAAGCAAATCGTAGACCACTTTGGCGTGAAGATGTCTGTTAACCCTGACGGTTCAGGAGGCAGTCACTTCTACCCATTGACTAAAAACGGAGCAACAGTTGGATACAAAGAACGACAACTACCCAAAAGTTTCTTCATTCACGGCGACACTAAAGGCCATGAATTATTCGGTCAAGCCAACGCCTCAGGTGGTAAGATGCTTGTCATCACCGAGGGAGAGATTGATGCGCTATCGATTGCGCAAGCATACTATGACCGCTACCAAAGATTCTATCCAGTCGTATCAATTCCCTCAGCGTCTGGCACAAAGGTACTACTGGAACAACTCGAATGGCTCCGGCAGTTTGAAACTATCGTGTTACTATTCGATACCGATGAGCCAGGACAGAAGGCTGTTGAACACGCCGCAAAGATTATTGGCGCAGGCCGTTGCAAAGTTGGACGTCTATTAGAGAAAGATCCAAATGAACAACTACTAAAGCATGGTAGCCAGTCTCTAATCGATGCTATCTGGAATGCACAAACCTGGTCGCCAGCTGGTATTGTTATGGGTGAACCAATCTGGGAACAGTTCAAAGCACGTCAAGCTGTTGAGAGTGTTCCATACCCTGCCTGCTTAGATGGTCTTAACGAAAAGCTAAAAGGTATTCGACAAGGTGAGATTACTTTGTTTACTTCAGGTACTGGTAGCGGTAAATCTACAGTCATCAAAGAGATTGCACTTGACTTACTTGATAAGACTCAAGACCGAGTTGGTTTGATCTCACTTGAAGAAAGTGTTGGTGATACTGCTGAAAAGTTTATTGCTATGTCACTAATGAAATCAAATGATGAGCTACGAGTATTGCCTGACAATCAATTACGTAAAGGCTTTGAGCACGTCTTTAAAGACGAACGTCTTGTATTGCTAGATCACCAAGGCTCTTGCTCAGATACCTCTTTGCTAGATAAGATCGAATACATGGCACTGATGGGATGTAAGTATCTTATCCTTGACCACATTACTATCGCTGTTTCTGAAGGATCAGAAGGACTCGGTGGCAATGAAGCCGTAGATAAACTAATGAGTGATCTTCTAAAGATCGTAAAGAAACACAACGTCTGGCTCGGCTTAATCTCACACTTGAGAAAAGCACCAGGCGGTGGCAAATCATTTGAGGAGGGAAACCTTGCGTCAATCGATGACATCAAAGGCAGTGGCTCGATCAAGCAGATCTCGTTCGACATCATTGCCTTCGCGCGAAACCTTGTCTCGGACGATCAAATCGAACGAAACACAATTGAGTTCAGAGTCCTTAAGTCACGCTTCACTGGTCTCACTGGTCGAGCTGGCTCTGCAAAATACAACCCAGAAACCGGAAGACTAAGAGCCGGTTCCGAAACTTTTACGAGTATATAAATGCCAAGTCAAGAAAAACTAGATCAACTATTCATGGGTATTGCTTATCAAGTATCAAGCATGTCCCATGATTATGAGAGACAGGTTGGAGCCATCATAGTTAAGGACGGAAACGTTCTTAGCTTGGGCTACAACGGGATGCCTGCTGGTATGGATAATGAATGTAAGTCCGAGTCAGGCGCAACAAAACGTGAAGTAATTCACGCTGAGGCAAATGCAATATGTAAACTCGCAAGAAGTACAGGGTCTTCTGAGGGGGCTACAATTTATAGTACCCTTACTCCCTGCATTGAATGTGCGAAGCTAATACTACAAAGCGGAATTGAAAGAGTAGTATTCTCTGAGGACTATACCGATGACACCGGTAAATTACTTTTACTTTCTAAACTAAAATTAGATAGGATTAAATATGAAGGCTCAACTCCAATACCTCCAGGAGAAAATAAGAAAAGCTAAAGCCCATATTGCCTGTAGTCTTCTGAAGTTAACATACCCAGAAGATCTTGAGAGCTACCTGATCTTTGCAATGGATACTATCCAGCAACACTTCACACGTAATAGTACTCGTGGAAATAAATCATACCAAGGTGAAGCTAACTTAACGCATCTTAGCGTTACGATTGGCACCTATATTCTAGACGATATTAATTATGATCCGAAAGATTTAGCACCTTGGGATTGGTTTAAGATGCGAGTTATGATGGGTGATTTGTTTCTTGAAGCGTTCTACCAAACACATCAGATCAATATAGGAAAGAACAAGGGCGATACCTTTGTACCTATGGAAGCACTAGACCGTAGCCTCAAGCGAAGTCGTACCCATTATGTAGTTGTCCCAGAACAATGGGATCTAATAATACCTGAAGGGTCAATGGAGTTATTAAAAGGAACTGTCTTTGAGATGCCACTACCAATCTCACAGTTAATGCAACCTACTGAACGACCAGTTATCAAAGGATGGACTGAGCAAAGGAGTGGGGAGTTCCAACAATATCTCTATCGCGACTTTGTCCACAGCATGAATGTGCTACAACAAACTGGTTGGAAAATTAATACACAAGTACGGGATATACTTCTTCGTAACCGTAATAAAATTCTAAGCCAGTATGAAAAGTTCCCAAAGAAATATAAGTCTAAGATCATTGAGTTTGATTTAACTATGGTACGATCAGAACTAATTGGGGATAAAACCTTTTACCAATATACCGAAGCAGACTATCGTGGTCGGATATATTATACCACACCATTCTTAAACTTTCAAAGCAATGATATTGCTAGGGGTCAAATGTTATTCAGCCGTGGAAAGCTGATGACCGAGGAAGGTTTAAGACGACTTAAGATTCATATTGCTTGTTGCTATAACCAAACCTATGCAAAGGACAATCTACCCTCATGGTTATCTACAGACTATCAACCGTACCTTGAAGAGGAAGAGCTAGAGGATATCTCCGTAGATAAGATGACCTTACAAGACCGTGAAGCATGGACAGATAACAACATTGATATGCTAATGGAGATTGCTGCAGAAGAACGCATTGACCTAGCTGCAGAAAAACCAATCACATTACTTTCCTGTGCACTCGAAATCTACAATGCATTACAGGCAGAGGGTGAATACTATACACACTTACCTATCCCTGTAGATGGTAGCAACAATGGATGGCAACATTTATCTGCCATGTCTAAAGATAAACAAGCCGGTGAATTAGTAGGCGTAGTTCCTCAAGAGATCCAGAAAGACTTCTATGTCCAGTGTGCTAAGAATCTTATTACAAGATTACCAGAGTGGTTCAGCGAGCGCCAGATGCCCATGAAACATATCCGTAAGGGTATTGCTAAGCGTGGTTCTATGACCCGTGCCTATAGTGCTGGTGCTCAAAAGATTGCTGAGAACATGTATCTTGATTGTCATGTTGAAGGATACCTTGAGAAATATAATATCACTGAGGAAGACTGTCAATTACTTGCTAAGCATTTAGTAAAATCAATTGATGAGGTTTGCGCTGGTCCACTACAGACTATGAAGTTTCTACAGAAGATTGCAGAAGCAGAGATTGCATCGGACTATGCAAAAGAAACACAACAAAAAGCAATCATCTGGACAACACCCTCTGGCTTTCCAGTTATCTATGAAGCATTCATTGAAAACGAATTCAAAGAGAAAGCAATTATTAGTTGTAGTGAACGTAAGATTAAACCTACAATTAAGAAAGAGGATGGTACAGAAGAACTAACAGATACAATACGCATCCAGCATGTTGGTAAAGAGAACACAGACAAACCAAAGATTAGATCTTTTATGTCAGGCATCTCACCTAACTTTGTGCACTCAATGGATGCTGCACATATGGCTAGCGTAATTAAAGAATGGGATGCAGACTTCGGTGCTGTACATGATTCCTTTAGTGTGCATGCCTGCGATGTAGATAAACTACTTGAGCTTATTAAAGAAAAGTTTGTTTACATGTATAACTATCGAAACTTCTTTGATGTTATTGAGCAGATGATTGTAACTAACCCTAACAATTTTAACTACCCACAACCAGAGCTTGGATCTCTGGAGATTAGAGAGGTGACTAACAGTGACTACTTCTTCGCGTAAACCTAGTGGAATTCTTCCAGTACGGTTAGGCATTGAGCCAGATAACAAAACAGCATTGAGTGAGCTAGGGATGGATGAGTCCTTAGCAAACTCAATGACTGACCGCCAACTTGACGAATTAATTATTGACACGGAATACAATCGAATTAAAGAATATTATGCAGCTAATAATGCAGGACCTGAAGGTGAAGAAGCTGCAGAGACTTGGAAGAAAGAAGCATATCGAAAGATTAACAATGACTGATTTTCTAGCCGCACCATTCTTACTTATGGCAAACCTATGTTTATGGATTGCTTCTTTAATAACCGGAAATTATATGATCCTTATTGAAGTAACAGACGACAATGAGGAGGATGAGGAGGATAAACCTGATGGCAAAGAAAGCTAAAGCGGTTGACAATAATTACTTTTTATTAAAGCCTCGTAAACAACGAACCTTTACTGGTAAAAAGTATGCCACTCGAAAGAAATATCGAGGGCAAGGAAGATAATAAAGTTCAAATAAAAATCCCCTAAGAGATACCGTTATGGTACTCTTAGGGGTTTATTTTTTTCAGTAACCTTAGGAACTATATGCGGCTACAGATCCATTTGTGTTAAGCGATCAGCCTTTACTTTAGAAAGTAATGCTGCCTTATCACGTGACGTAACGGCAATAGCTTCTTTGTTTCGCGCCGGTAGCTCAAGCGTATTAGTAATAGTACGGATAATTCTATAGATTTCTCTGTTAGTTTTAACAGGTTCCTCAATATCAATACCCATTCTACGTAGCTCGGCTTCAACCTGTCCTGCTAAGTCTTGACCAGCACGATCTAGCTGCGCTGTATAATCACTGATGGAAATACCAGGGGTTTTACGAGGCGCCTTCATT